ATTTTATCAAAGGGTCCATCCTGTTGTGGTTATTCATGTTTTTCAATTTGTGTGCTATATTTCTTAATATCTTATATTTGGACTCTGTAGAAAATTACTATATGATCTATGAAGCTAGGTCAATGTACTTCGCACCCGCGTACCGTGGGTTAGAGGTGCTAATCATACTATGGACTGGACGAGATGCAGGACATCATTTACGACATATTGTTGACGTTATTCGTCATCGGGTTAGTTTTGTGGTTGCACGTAGGCGTATTTACGCTAAGAGAAAAGTACCATGAGAGACAAATTAGACATATTTATCGAGAGTCAAAGGGAAACGAACAGGCTGACGTCCGATGCGATCATCAAGATAGCGGACGAGGTAAGTGACCTGGAGAAAAAGTCCGGCGACCCTGACTCTTTCGTTCGAGATTCTAGGTGGTTGATCCGTTCGGCGGCCCTGGCCCTCATCTTAGCGGGCGGTGGGATGGTGTGGCAGGCAGTCCAACCCGACAACGCATTAACGAAGTCTGACATACAGGCCTTAATCACAGAACTCAGGAACCATTAGCGCTTAAGTAGCCCCGCCACAATACCCATCAAACCAGGCTGCGTAGGGACACCCCGCGAAGTATCTAGTCTGTCACGCTGCTCAGTCTTTAATATACCAAAGTAAGCGTTAAGAAGCCCCACCAGCGGGAGCGTAACCGCCACAATAAACGCCCATCCGTCCGTAACACTCTTAAGCGGGTTCTCGCTTGTTATTACCGCATAAGCCCAAATACTGATCGCCACGATCTCAGCGTAAGCCACGACCTGGAAGGAACCGAGGGCGATCCGAGGGCGGGTAGTATGCTCGGAAACGCCCTCAGCGGCCAGCATGGCACGGTTAGATTCGCCAACCTGCCGTAGCTGCTCGAGTGTGACGTCGAACTTCCGGTCCATTAGCGCGGCACGTTGGTCAGCCGGGATGTGGCTGAGAGCCGCCTCAGCGTCCGCGCCGGTTGCCGTCTCGGGCAATTGCTTATCGTCGGGCAACAGCTCGTTAATAGCGCCAACAATTAGTGAGCCGGTGCCAGGCAGTGCGATCTGTAGCGCTGTGGAGCCGACCTTTCTAACGATGTCCCAGAATTTCATTAAACCACCACTCTGTTTATAAACCAACCGTAGATGAACTTCTCGTCCTTCTCGCGACGTTCCGCTAGCCGCACGTAGTATGAGCCTTGCAAGCAATTGAGCATCTTAACGAGGGTTGCCTCATCCCGTACGGCAAGGTATTCATTAAGCCGGCGGATTGTGCCGGATCCGATAATGCCATCGACTACAAGCGCATTACCTGGTGTTAACACATTAAGCGAACGCTGAAGGAATACACCTGCGCGGTGCGGACTGGCGTTAACACCAGTGTCAACAACCTCGACCGCCACACTCTCGGGCATATCATCCGCACGGACTTTGTCCCAAAATCTAGCGGCATAAATATCGAAGGCGACAGAGCGAGGGAGCTCTCGCATGCCGCCTTTATACTCCCACGCCCGCGCTTCGCGTTCTGTGATACCGTATTTAGTCGGACCACCCGAGTCGGCGGGATCGTTAGTGTACTGGTCACCCTCAACCTCGATTATCTCGTTAATTATGCGTGCTTTCATTAATACCACCTACCCCAAGCCAATAAATTAAATGTTTCAGTTGCTGTTCCAGCTGTCGGAAATGTCGGTATCCAATTTACGTTATCAGCGCATCTCATGAAGGCGTCTTTCATGGCAGTTGTCGTATTCCCCGTTGTTATTGTCTGTATGGACATTGAGCAGCTGGGTGTGGTGCCGGCTAGAAAGGGCTTTAAGAACGAAATATTAGTACCACCGGTTACTGAGGTGTCTAGGTCTATCTCCCTTGTGCAGAGTTGCGACCCATCGGCAAACCTGGTGCATATTTCCAACCCGTTGATTGTCCTCTCGATTATCGCGCCAGTGGGGACCCCTGCAGACTGCGACGTTGCACCGACACTTGTGGACGCGGTGAGTCTTCCGATCCTTTTATAAAAAAACTGAGCGTATTGTCGCGCCCGATCATTTAATAAAAAATTAACAAAAAGAGGGTCCGAGGCGGTATCGGACTCAGCAAGTGCCGGGACACCGATAATTATCGGTCTAGCGCCGATCGACTGGATCTTACTAATTAGCTGGTTCATTTGTAACACAAAGTCACCGATTGCGTTAGGATCAAACGTTCCGCTAGGGGGGTTAAACGCATCGTTCGTCCCCGTGTTAACCAATACGTAGTCAGGGTTATGCTTCGGTACGTCTGCGTCAAAACGAATGAGCAAATCGCCTGCAGTGTTCCCCCCGACACCTTCGTTGATGATTTTTACGTGAGGGAGTTCGTCTTGCAGCTGAAATGTCAGGGGCTCCCTCTCCAGCGTACTACCTAAGTCACCTTCAACCCAGCTGTCCCCGAACGCGACCAAAATCTTTTTAACGTCCGGTTCAAACACAGGCGTATTGGGACTATTCAGCGGGAAAACTTCAATCTGGTCTAGTATGATTCCTGCGGCTGCGACGATTGCGGACGCGGTGATCTCAATCCGTACAGACTTTGAATTACCAGGCAGTTGCATAGGAAACTCGTAATACTGAGGGATTGTTAGATCGGATCCGGCGGCGATAGTGAATTCAGCTAAGAAGAAATTTAAGGGTACCGGGTCGTTGTCCTTTACTTTTATGTTGAGTTCTAAATCCGTGTCGTTAGTTGCAATCACCATCCGGAGCATTACGCTAGTGTTTCCGTCGGTTTGGAATTCAAACGTTTTAAACCCGTCACCCACATTGGTGACATCAATAAACGCGGTTCGCCCGATGTTAAACCGGGGGACAGAGCCGATATCAACAGCGCCTATATTATCAGTCGGGAAAAAACTAATCGACCCTCCCGCGATTGCGGTTAGGTTATCTATCTCATCGTTTGGGTTGGTATCTAACTGAGTAAAAAACTGACGAGATTGAGGTAGGCTAAGATTTAACTCAGTATCATTCGCCACACGTTGGGCTAACTGGCGCATGTAAAATTTACCGGGGTGTGCTTTATTGAACCATGTCCGCTCACATCTTGTACTCGTCGCTGCAAATCTTAAAGGCGGCAGAATACTCAAAGTACTGCCGGATATCGAGGTTATGTGATATGAAAAGTACTTATTGTTATCATGCTTGATCGTGATGTGGCCACCTTTATCGAAATCTCCGACGGTAGTCACGACTACAGCGATGACACCCGCTGCAAAAGTGCCGACCAAGTCCTGCTCTGTTACTATACCGTCCGCTTCTACGTCAAGTATGCCACGGCCCTGGAATGCTGTTAAAAATTGCTCAATAAATAAAGGGTGTAGTTTGTGATTGCCTGTACCCGAGAATTGGCGAACTATGCACCCACTACCTGACGGATCCGTCTCCCCTACCCCATCGATGAAGTCTTGATAGTCCTGGCCGCCGAGGCCGTTCCACGGTACGGTGGCGGATATAGTGTGGGACCCGTCGTGTTGAGATTTCAATATAGTATCGTCGTACACCCACTCGCCGCCATCATCGTCAAGCGGTGAATCAAGGAAGCTCTTTATCTTAAAATTATATCCTATGTCCAGCGTTGGGGTAGATAGCGCTTGCGTTAACTTATCAAAATGCACTGTGAATCGGGATAGTGGGTTTAGCAGTATAAAGTCAGTCCCATCGAAGTGCGCTTTGTTTAACTCACCCGCTACTATAAATCCGGCAGGTACGTTAGCGCCACCCACCATTTTTAAGTTTTTAACTCCTAACCCCGCAACATTAATTGTTGACGCACCAGTATTCGTGTTTCCTGTTAGAAAGGATATGAAAAAGCCATCAGTATATGCTGGTGCGGTTTGTTTACTTCCAATCTTAGTTAGTACGTAGGCATTGGCTATACCTGAATCAGTGTAGAACGTTCCGTTCGTCACATACCCAGCGATAGCCTTACCTAACTGGTTTAGGTCGCCAGATGTCAGCGTCAGCCCTAAAGCCTCAATAACATTTTGTATTTCGCTGGGCACTTCATTCCATTCCGGTGCAGTGAGGAGGCCACCTAATACCTTATCGTTTAGATCTTGCATCTATATCTCCTGGAACAACACTTGGCAGTTCGCGGGTTTCAATTTATTAAATAAACATTCTAACAGCACAGCTATGTCATCACCAAACGTGATCGGGAACGTGTAAGGGAAACGCTCAGGTAATGTTAAGTTTATCACTATCGTAAATCTCGCAACTTTATTGGACGCGAAGGTAATGCCGCTCTCACTGCCCGCGAGAACTGTGACTGTAACGCCAAATATCGTCGCAACATTCTCAAAATCGGCTATCGTCTGAACTCCCAGCGCCGCCAGTTTTGTCAGTACCTGCTTACGGCGGTTATCAATTGTCCCGGTAACTTTAAAGCAATCGTCGGGGATGCCGAGCGCGGACTCCCATTCCGCGATAAACTTTACGGTCTGATCTGGAATAATTTCCTCGCTGTATTCTTTAAGTAAGCCGTTAGCGCGAAACAACTCCCCAGCCATACCGCGAAGTAACTTACGGAAGTTACTGTTACTGACGCTTTTTGAGGCGAACAGAATGCCACCCGGCAAGTAGTCTGCCAAGCTGTTAGTATATTGTTCCAGGTCCCTACGTTCAAATAAAGCCATTAGCTAAACACCACGTTACCTAATACGCCGATTTCATCTGATGCGATTACAATGTCGGCAGTTGGTGTGCTTAGGTCAAAGGTTATGACCACATCGCCTGTCTCGGTGTCCACAGTATTAAAGATCGCAGATCGATAGGCATCTTGATCTATATTAATCCCAACGGTTGTGTTCTCTGCATAAAACGCTTTTAAGTTGTTTACAACGGCTGTCTGCATGGTTGATGTGTTTGGGGTCAGACTGCTAAACGTGAAATCAGTAGTTATGGCAACTGGCGCCAAGACAAACAGATCATTATCCTCGTCAGTGTTGGCCGGCAAGATTTCCTCAAGCTTTGCCCGGACGGTTGCTACTTCGGAACCGGAGGGGATCGGGTTAATATCATTATCTCGCATAAAGAACACACGGACTTGACCAATGGCAACAGTGACCGTGGAGGTGATAGTTCCTGTCGCGGGGGTCGTGGGAGTGTTCGCGACAACAAAATGAAATATCGTTGTACTCTCTACCAGTATCGGCGCGTCAATGACGTTATAGTCGGCGGGGGTCGCCCCTGTGATTGTAACGGTTTGGCCACTTTGGAAGTCGGCGGCGGCGGTTAGCGTTACCGTTGCTACGTTCCCCAACCGAGTAATCGAGGTTATGGCAGCCGTGCCAATAGTGAACCCAGCTTCTTGTACGAATACGCGAGTGACGCCCGCTACCTCTTTAGCTTTGTCTTTAATATCTGAGGCATTAAAGTGGGCAACTGGATTTTGTATACGATCAAGCATCCTGAGACGTAACGACGCGTCTGTTTCCTGGTCCGTTCCACCACCTAGCGCCCCGAAATCTACAGTTAAGGTATCATCGACATTAACAATTGGGCTTTGCAATGTTAACTCTTCGCCGGCGTCGAGATTTGCGGCAACCCCAAAAACAACCGATTGGACAGAAACGCTCGCAGAGGTAAACGCTGCCAGTATAGTTCCCGTTGCCGGGGTTGCTGGCGAACCGACGACTTGATATTCAAAAGTATTGAGGCCTGTCACGGTGATAGCTGCGGAGGTCACATTGTATTCAGTCTCGTTAGCCCCCGAAATAGTCACAGGCACGTTGTTAGCTAACCCATGGTTACTCGCAGTTGTGGCAGTGGCAGTCTGGCCAGATCGCACAATACCCGATACGCTAATCGACTGGGCGGCGATGGTGGCGCTGCTTGTCGATGTATAATTCCCACCAGATGTGGTCATCACAGTACCACTAGGGACTATTGCAGCTGCGGTTCCTGTTGCAACCACATTACCTGTTGCCTGGGTGGCGGCTAACCGCTGCTTGCCAAATATTGCAGCCCATCTTGCTAAGAAAGTGCCTGTCGCCGTGTCGGGGAAATTCTCTTTTACAGCAGCAAGTAGTTGCAAGTAAAAATCAAATATCCGGTTTGCGAACGATGTGATAAGCGCAGCTAGCCAAGAGTTCTTTAAGAATGGGTTAGACTCGGGCAGTTCTCTTTGAACGTCCGTTTTAGCACGCCGCTCAACTTCTGCTGCACTTTCTGGAATTTCTATAGGCATTTATCTTAACCCGGTGTTTGTCCACAAATCAAAGAAACGCCGCTCAACTTCTGACCGACTGCGACGGATAACAATTTCAAGAGTCACTTTACCATTTTTTACCGTTGCGGTCACTTCGTCCACTGAAACAACAAGGCCGTCATCGATTAACCACTGCAGGGCCTTGCGGGCCTCGTCCTCAATCCGGTTAAGGTTTGAGCGGGTTATCCGAGCCTGTTCAAATAACCACAACTTGGATCCGTTCTCAAAGTCTTTACCCTCACTGCCTATCCATCCCCGTCTGAGTTGCGGCTCGACAACCTCAGAGGGATCTGCCCGACGTTCGCCGAGTAGGCTATACAACAGGCTGGTATCAAAGAAATCGTCCGTTAGGATGTCGCCGTCGGCATCGATGATGATGTCATACAGTTGCGTGCCTGGGTCGATGGTTAATACTGCGTCCGTATCACCTGCCATAATTATGTCGCCTTATGGTTGGCGCTTCCGCCAGTAATTACACCGCCAGCTACGGCATCGCCTTTACGTGCAATATCCGCACCGCCTGCGCCACCAAGAGTGGCCTT